TGACTGGCCAGTTGGTTCATGATGATGATTTGAATTTGCACAATCGAATTTCGTTGGTTTCAACAGCGCGCCAAAACGGAAAGACCGTTGCCCTCATGACGTTGGTTGGTTGGTGGCTCACAAAAATGCCAATCATTAGAGGCAAAAAACAATTGGTGCTATCTGTCAGCCACAGGCTTGATTTAGGCGTAATGTTGTTTGACGAATTGGCCCCAATCTTGGAAGCCAAATTTGGCGCAAAGGTTTCACACTCTTACGGGCGAAACAGCGTCACAATGCCTGATGGATCGCGTTGGTTTGTTCGCGCTGCTGGCCCGTCCGTTGGTCACGGTACTAGCCCCAACCTGATCGTGGCTGATGAGATTTGGGACATTTCAAGTGAAGCAATTGACGGTGGTTTGTTGCCTGCAATGCGCGCCCAGAAATCGCCTTTGCTGTCCTGCTGGTCAACGGCTGGCACAGAAAATTCCCGCGCCTTCCTCAAATGGCGGGAACAGGCATTGCGAATGATTGACCAAAAGAAAACAGGAAACCTGTATTTTGCGGAATGGTCACCACCACCAGACCTAGACCCAATGAACCCTGCCGCATGGTCATGGGGAAACCCTGCGCTAGGGCACACGTTGACGATGGAAACCATCACAGCGGAAAGTGAAAACCCTGACCGCACCCAATTCCTTCGCGCCTCATGCAACTTGTGGGTGGCATCAGATCAGGGTTGGCTAACCCCAGGGCTATGGCCATCACTCAAATTCGATGGTGACATTCCTGACGGTGGCACCGTAGCCATTGAAAACAGCGTTGATGAAACACGGTATTTTGGTTTGCGCGCCGTAGGCCTACCAGACGGACGCACCGCTATCACCGTTGAATTTATGGTTGACACCTACGCCCAGGTCATGGAACACGTTGAACGATTGAACCAAAACCCTGCCATCAAATTTGCTATCACCCCGTCAATTGATTTGCATTGGCCGTTGCATTTAGAACGCAAAAGGGTGGTGGTTGGCTATGGCGAAATTTTGAAATGGACAGATCCAGTTCGCCAAATGATCCGCCAAAAACTGTTAGTTCACACAGGTGAAACCATGCTTGCTGAACATATCGGTCGCGCCGTAGCGGTCAGATCACAGGGATCAATTGCGCTTTCCTCACAGCGTTCTAGTGGCCCTATCGAATTAGCGCGCCTAGCGGTCTTTGCAGCGGCGTTGACTAGCAAACCGAAAACTGGTGGCAAACCCATGATGGTTGTTTCAAATGGCTAATATGAAAACGGCACCAGGCTGGCCTTCGCCTTCTGTCGGGTTTCGCATAGCCTGGTGTCACCATCAACAACCCAATGTGTGTAATGCTTGACGCATGGGTATTTTGAGCCGTAACAAACAGGCCGCTATTTCAACACACGTTGGCGAACCAGCGGTGGCAGGCGCATTTTCCCCAGGCTATTCATCGTCAAATGCTGGCGTGAACATGATCGGCCAGTACTACACCTATCAGGAAGGTGAAGCGCGAAACCGCGCAATCAGCGTTCCAACAATCAACCGCGCGCGCGATCTGATGGCATCAGTCATTGGTTCAATGCCGTTGAAAATGTATAACGAAATGTGGAACGGCGATGAAATGGAAAAGGTGTACATCGCACCACGTTCATGGATCCGCCGTCCTGATCCAAATGTTTCGGCGCAATTTTTGTTTAGTTGGACACTGGACGATTTGATGTTTTATGGACGGGCGTTTTGGTACATCACCAGCCGAACCGCTGATGGTTACCCTGCATCATTCACACGTTTGCCAGCGGGATCAATCACCACAACCGATATGGCTGGCCCTGTTTGGTTTGCGCCATCATCGCAAGTGTATTTTCAGGGCGGTGAATTAGACCCAGCGAACCTTGTGCAATTTTTATCACCAGCCCAGGGTTTGATTTATTCAGCGCCAGGCGCAATTGATACAGCGTTGAAATTGGAAGCGGCGCGAAACCGTAACGCATCATCATCAATTCCTGCTGGCATATTGCGCCAAACAGAAAACAGCGAACCACTAAGCGCCCAGGAACTTTCTGATCTTGCTGCACAATTCAATGCGGCCAGAGCGACAAACCAGACCGCAGCGTTGAACCAGTATTTGACCTACACAGAAACCGCTGCAACACCTGACAAAATGCTGTTGATTGAGGCCAGCCAATATCAAAGTCTTGAATGTTCACGTTTGGCCAATACCCCGCCATACCTTGTGGGCGTAGCGACTGGCGCTTACTCATACCAGTCAAGCCAACAGGCCCGCGCTGACCTGTACCTGTTTGGCGTGAAACTATATGCAGATGCCATTGCTGGCGCGTTGTCAATGGATAATGTTTTACCGCGCGGAACATATGTCGAATTTGATGCTGATGAATACCTAGAGGAAAACTTTATGGCAGACAAAATGGACAGCACAGAAACCGTTATTGAGGAAAACACACAAGAGGAGTTAGCGAACCGATGATCAAACTAATTGCAGGCGAATTTACAGTTGACGCAGCAGCAGGCGAAACACCGCGCCGAACCATCAGCGGAACGGCTGTTCCATACAACGTTCCAGCAGTAGTGAGCGATGGCACCGCCGTCATTTTCCGCCCAGGATCCCTACCTGTTGAAGGCAAGGCACCCCGTCTTTTTGGATACCACAGGGCAGACATGCCAATTGGTGTTGTCACAGAGCGCGTGGACACCGAACAGGGAATGATGTTTAGCGCCAAGATCAGCGCCACGTCAATGGGAAACGATTTTTTGATCATGGCCCAGGACGGCACAATTGACCAGGTAAGCGTGGGAATAAACCCAACAAAGTTTTCCTACGATGAGGCAGGAACCATGATTATCGAAGCGGCCGAATGGCAGGAACTAAGCCTGGTTCCAATCGGCGCATTTGGTGATATGGCTAACATTGCAAAAGTGGCTGCAAGTATCCACCAAGAGCCAGAGGAAATCAGCAATACTGAAACACAGGAACCAATTGAAAAGGAAACAGACATGTCCGAACCAGTAGCACCAGCAGTTGAAGCAACAATCCCAACCGCGCCAATTTTCGCACAAGCCAAAAAAGAATTTGCATTGCCAACAGCAGGCGAATACATGGCCGCCTACCACACAGGCGGAGACACTTTTGCAAACATCAACAAGGCTGTTGCTGAATACACCGCATCAAAGCGCACCGCATTACAAGCGGCAGCAGGCGATGTAATTACCACGGACACTTTAGGCCTCTTGAATGTCAGCGTTTTGGGGCCATTGGTGCAGGATCTAAATTTCATTCGTCCTGTGGTCAACGCATTAGGCGCACGCGCTTATCCAGATAGCGGCGCACAAAAAACTTTTATTCGTCCAACGATTACAACGCACACCAGCGTTGCAACACAGTCAACCGAATTGTCAGCAGTTTCTGCAACCACAATGGTGATTGCATCAAACAGCGTGAGCAAAACCACGTTGGCTGGCCAAGTAACCCTGTCAGTTCAGGACATTGATTTCACCAACCCTGCAGCAATGCAATTGATCTTGAATGACCTCATGGGCGAATACATGATTGCATCAGACAATTTTGCAGCGGATAACTTGCTAACCGCAGCAAACTCATCTGGTGTTTGGGACGGAACAGTTGCTGATTTGCTGAAATCTGTTTATGACAGCGCGGTTGACATTTCTAGTGGCCGTAACTTTACGCCAACCCACATGTTTGTTTCACCAGACGTTTGGGGTCAGATGGGCCAATTGGCAGACACCACAGGCCGCCCTGTGTTCCCATTCATCGGTGCAGGCCTCACAGGCCAGAACGCATTGGGTGGCGGAAACGCAACATCATGGAACGGCAACCCATTGGGTCTGCAATTGGTAGTTGACAGCAACTTTGCTGCAAAGACCATGATCATCACCCGCGTTGGTCAGGGATCAGGCGATGCCTTCGAATTCTACGAAAGTATCCGTGGCTTGATGAGCGTTGAGGTTCCAGCAACGTTGGGACGCACAATGTCATTCCACGGCTATGTTTCAACCTTCGCAGCAATTGGTGGAATGATCCGCAAGATCACCCAGGCCTAGTTGAAAGCGGGCTAACCGCTCATGGCAACATATACAGTCACCAACAAATACCTGGTTGACAACTACGCAGTCCTGCAATTACTCACCCCAAATGAAATTGCAGTTGGCCAGTCCATCACCGTGGCAGGTGTTGATGCAACGTTCAACGGTACCTATTCCGTTTATGCGTTGCCCCAATATCTGTTCATGGGTGTGGACACCGAAGGCGATCTGTTGTTTGATTATCAGATACCAATTGAAAATCAGGTGTTGTTTGCGAAAACGGCAGCCGATGTTATGCGCGTTGCAGCGTCAGGAACCATTGTTTACAATCCCGTCTGCACCTGGATCACGGCAGGAAACATTGAGGATTGGCTAGGTATCGGAACCGCCACCGCAGCAGATACCACATTTCTAACGCAATGCGCCAGCGCTGCAAATGCTTACTGTTACCGCAAAAGATTAGAAAGCGGATACATCGATAGTTTGACTACCAGCCCATCAGGTGACGTGACGCTGGGGACAATCCAATACGGTGGCGCGCTATACCGTCAACGCGGATCAATAGATGTGTTCGCATCGTTTAGCGAAATGGGCACAGCACCAACCACAGGCCTTTCCCCAATCATCAAACAGT